CCGTTCAATAGGCCGATCTTTTTGCCAGCTTTCTCTATTTGCTCGAAATTAAAAGGATGTTTTGCGCCTAGCCCCTTTGGGAACTTAAGCGGGATGTCTTGTGTTTGACCCTTGAATGCTTCAGATAAAGATTTCTGGTAGGCTTCACTAGCATAATATCTTGCCTCGTCTGCCTTGTCCACAGCCAAATACCCTTGAATCTTCATGTAAGTGATACTGGGATTTCGTTTATAAAATATGGTTTAACAAATATATATATGATTTCTTAAGCAAGATATGGGGCGTACTCGTGACTCAATTCTCCTAACATTCTCATCATCATAGCGTCGGCAAAGTCGGGGCTTCTCCCTAGGTCCTCTTTGATCTTCTCCTTGTCGATGATTCGGAGAGTGGTGTCCTTATCGATGTCTTTGACCTTGATCTGCTCTAGATCCTCAATAAGGAGGTTCTTGAAGTTGATTGGGATGTCCTCGTAGATGCTTAGTTTTGCTTGGGAGATGTATTCTGCTAACGTGAAGTAACATTGAGCCTTGAGGTTAGCGTAGTTGTGTTGTTTGAGTCTAGGGCTCGTTGTTTCATAGGGTCTGGAGTTGTTCACGAATCCTTTGATTTGAGGGCACTTGACCTTCAGTTCATCTACTACTCCACCGCCTACACCGTCTTCGTCTATCACCACTTGGCTGAATGGAATCTGATAAAATAAACACGTATCTTCTATTTTCTTTCTGACTTCTACGGTTGAGGATTTGTCCATGGTCCAGATGGCTGCGAGATGTAATCCCTTCCAGTACATAAAGACCGACTTATCCTTTCCGAATCTAGCCACGTCCACAGTTAACCATCTTTTTGCTTGCTGGTGTTCTTCTACGTACAACCCAAACATGTCTAGAATCTTATCGTATTCGAACAGCCTGCTTGGATCATCATCATACTCCCAGTTGCCAAACAATAGTCTCTCTTTGCTGACTTTGTCTAGTTTCTGGAGGTTTTGTTCGTAATAGTCAGAAATGTAAGGATTGTCGCCCACTAATGCCGGTACAAATTTCCTGTAGCTCGGTAGTTCTCCGATAGAATAAGGTTTGTAATATTCCCTGTAGGCGAAGTTCTTACTTGGATTACTGGCCATCAACATCTTAGGGATTAGGTCAAACTCATCTAGTTTGAATCTAAGTCTGCTCATTACGATATTCTTAGCTTTCTCGGTTATCTGGCTCACTTCATCCATAAAGGCGAAGGTGTACTCTGTGCTACCCAGAGAATCGAACTCAGGGTCACTAGGGTACAGAAAAAGGTCTTTGAGGTATATCTCACTGCCATTTGTAAAAGAGATCACACCAGCCATGGAATTGTATCTGTAGTCAATATCCTTTTTTAAGCCCCATTCCTTACAAACCATGAAAAATGACAATAAAGTAGATTCTTTTAGGGATTTCAATACTGCTCTGCCCATCAGTCCTCTCACTCCAGGATAGCGCAAACACATGTAAACAGACCACACACAGCCCAGATAAGACTTTCCTCCTCCAGCGCCTCCGCCATAAAATAACTCAGTCGTCTCACTATCTAATAAATATTTAAATGCCTCTTGCTGTCTTTTACTCGGCTTCCATCGGATTTCTTTCATGTAATTTAGCCTCAGTATCACTTTGTCCGTTAATGTCCGTTAAATGTCCGTTATTCTTGATAGTATCAGTTTGCGACTTCTTAACTCTGGTTATGTATTCCCTACAAAAATCTACTTCAAATTCTTCAACCTTTTCTTTCCTTAAATGTCTAATAAACTTAGACTTAGCAGTCATTTTTGTATCCCCAAACACTTTTCCGCATCTACAAGTAATCCAATCATTAGCACATTGATTCAACATATGTTTTTTATTCATTTATTTTTCTCCTGCTCATCCGGAGCCTCAATTATAAGTTTAAATCCTTCACCTTTGTGCTCAATGGATTGTTCGGACTTCTCGATGTAGCCTCTGTCTTTATTTCTGCACTTGTTGAAGAAGATTACTGCTGCTGGGTTGCCTTTTCTCATAAGATCGAATAGGGCATCTTCGCCAAAATCTTTTACATCTAGTTTGGTACCTTCTACTTTTGATTTGAAGGCTGGTTGTTCGAGCCATCTATAAAACATTGCTCTGCTTAGTTTGGCTGCTCGGCATGCTTTGGTTACTAGACATGATTTGTTACGGAAGATCTCTAAGAATTCTAATTGCCGTTGACTCAATTCTCTTTTGTGATATTTCAGTCTATTCTGTTTCATGTTTAAGGTATGTATTTATCCTCCATAAGATTATGATTCCGATAATTGACAAGATTACTCCTGCGATTGGTTCGTTTAGTCCCATGATTATATGGGGGGGCGGAATGTGTAGAAAATTCTCTGCCCCGTTACCCCCCCCTGCAGAGTATGATGTCCCTTGGCCCCTCCGAAGAGGGCTTACGTGAAATCCAACCAAGGGCTCTTGGAGTAGCGAACCCCGCAATCAGCTGATTATGATTTGATATGTTTCTCTTGCTTCCAGGTCTTTTCTTGCGCTTCTTTTACTGCGTCTGGACCGTCTTGCATGATAATATATTTTTGACCATAGCCTTTGAACTGATAGGTTTTCTTCTTGATGCTGACTCTTAATCCTGGGTTCTCTTTGGTTAAGTGGGAATCGAATACTGTGCCTTCTTCTATTAGTTCGAAGTTCTTTAGATCTGAGTATTTATCCCAATCTGTTACTGGTACTAGGACTTTTTCAGGAAATTCTATCTTACCGTATTTTCTGAGTTGTTCTCTTTTTTGGGTATCGATTGCGCCATTGAAATCCTCTCTTGCTACGAACTTTGCGAAGGGTAATTTCTTCTTGGTTGCTTCTAGTTCTTTTTCTCCTAGAGTATGTTCGAACTTCTCTTGGGGAGTTTTTGATTTCTTTCGCAAGTCTACTTCAAAGTAACGCCTATCTGTGTCGTTTGCTGGTCTGTAAATTGATGTTTCTACGTCTGCCATTTTATGCTCCTGGGTGTTTCTCCGTCACCCCTTTATTTAATTGGGTCTTGAGTCTATCTATGTCGTTGATGGCGATTCTTAGGTCTGATTCTGCTTTGCTGATTGCTAGTTCTATTTGTTTGTCTTGCTGTATTCGATTGTAGGGTTTGAGAAATTCTTCGTATTCGTTTTGGAGATCTTCGAACTTTCTTTTTTTTACTAGGAATTCTTCTTGTTTCTTGAATACTTCAAGGCTTAATCCAGCTTCTGTTTTTTCTTTTTCTCTTTTAGCAATGCCCTTTTCTGTGAGGGTTTTCTCTTCGGTTGTGAGTTTTCTTAACATATTGCTATTAATAGGATTTTAATTAACCAGATTAGAAATAAAACAAATGCTGTTGTTGTGAGACTCTTGATTATCTTTGATAGAATGTCATTCATTTCAAATCCTCCTCGGTTAGGTTGAAGAACTCAATCCAATCATTATCATCCAGAGTATTATGTCCATTATACCACTTCACAGCCTCGGTTTTCAGCTCGGTCTTAAGGACATAATCATCCGCTTCACCATCGCCCATGTCATTCACAGTTTTAAGATTACTCATTTTCCCTCAATAACATACAATCCTCTTGTTGTTTAGTTAACTGACTATCCTTCCAACTCTCAACAAAAAACTCTGCTGCTTGCTGTAATTCTTCAGCATTGTCGTCTTCATTCATCTAGCATCTCCCCACATTTTGGACAAACATTTTTCTCCATTAAGTCTCTGATGTCCTTTAAATTGCACCAGACACTGTCCCAATAATCAAACCCTTCCTCGCTCGAGGACCACATAAATGCTTTCTCTAGACAGCCTATTACTTCAGCCATCTTTTCCTTATCATATTCTTCAACTTTATTCATTTTCTAAGAAGGTTGGGTCTATAAGTTTAATTTGTTCGTCTACTGCTTCTCGGCAATATCTGTCTGGTTTGAAGTCTGGGTACATGTTGAAGAACTCATGCTGTCTAAAATTGAAACCGATACTCTTTTGAAGTATTTTCTCTCTTGGTTCTACGCGCTTTCCCATACATTAATTAATTAACTATCTCACTATTTAAACCTTTCGGTATCTTATTCTCGAACTCTAGTCTACTTCTTTTAATACTCCATATTATGAACTCTTAAGATTACTTTTTCTGAATTTTCCACCTCACTCTTGCAATTTTGATAGAGGGTAATAATGCTGTCAATCTCAGGCTTTTTATTTTTGTTTAGTGTAAGTATTCTACTTCTCCCAACTGTCTTTTTCTGGACATATCTCCTTTCCTCTAGACAAGAAACCATTCTAGACACCGTAGAAAGTTCAAGCCCAAGCCTCTTAGCTAAAAAGGATAAATTAGGAAGATCTTTTGAATTTGCAATGAGAAACTCCAAAATCAGAACCTCATTTGCAGAAAGCTGATCAACTTCCATCTTCCCCTCCCAGGAAGGCCTTAACTTCCTTTCTCGGGGCTGGTGGGTCCTTTCCAGTACCTCTGTGAAAGATTCTCCCCTTCTTTTTTCCAATAATAATCTCTTCCACGTCACATT